TATCAATCTTGTCATATTTTACATAAACAACAAAAATATTATATAGTACATTTTAAGGAATTGTTTGCTTTAGATGGTAAACCTTATAATTTTTCAGATACAGATGTTGCTAGACGAAATACAATATCGAATCTTTTAGAAGAATGGAATCTTGTAAAGTTGGTTAATGTTGAAAAAACTAAAGACCCAACTCTACCATTAAATCAATTAAAAATACTATCATTTGCAGAAAAAGAAGAATGGACATTAACGCCGAAATATAATATCGGCAAAAAATCATAATGAAAGACTATTGGGATACTGTGGATACCGTAAAATTAACACACAAATTGGGTGTATTTTGCTTACATGATGATGTTGAAATACCCTCTTTAGCAACTGAAAAATCGGCATGTTTTGATATTAAAGCATATCTTAAAAAAGATTCTACAGTTTTAGCATATAATCAATACAATCGTAAAAAAGAACTTGTTTTAAAAACTAATTCTCTTGAAATGCTTCCAGGGTGGAGATATCTTATTCCCTCAGGAATGATTTTCGATATTCCTTCGGGTTTTTATGTAAAAGTACATCCAAGGTCTGGAAACGCATTGAAAAAGGGATTAATTACTGCAAACAATGTAGGAATCGTTGATGAGGATTATGTAGAAGAATGTAATTGTATTATGAGAACCGTTTCTCATGATCCTATCACAATTGAACATGGTGATCGAATAGCACAAGCAGAATTACGTAAGACAGAAAGTTTTGAAATTGGTCGTATTGACAATAGACCAGAACAAAAAACAGATAGAGATGGTGGATTTGGATCCACTGGAACTTGACAAGTTTTATATATAGTAGTATAATAGTTCTTTTGAGAGTTAAACTGAAACTCTCATATGTTGCAATTAGCAACTTCCCTCTGGCATTTATGCAGAGGATTAATTAATTAATCTGCCTATAAGGAGATAATATGTACTTAGTACCGAAAACTATCGAAGAATTCAACCGCTCACTTTCAATGTCAGTAGGGTTTGATTCTTTTTTTAATCGTCTATTTGATGATGTAACATTGGCGAATAGTTCACAAGGGTATCCGCCCTATAATATTCGCAAAGTGACCGACACAGACTATGTGATCGAACTTGCCTTAGCAGGATTTACTAAAGACGACCTGGACGTAGAATTAGCAGATGGAACACTTACTATAATGACAGTTCCAAACGAAAACAAAAAGGATGAAAGTTATCTGCATCAAGGAATCGCCAAGCGAACCTTTACCCGAAGATTTAACCTTGCTGATGATGTCATTGTGAAGGGTGCAGATTTGTTCAATGGCTTGCTTAAAATTGAGTTAGAGCGGGTTATACCTGAAGAGAAAAGGCCTCGCAAAATTGATATAGATGACGGAGTAAAAGTAGTAGATCACAAGGTTGTTTAAGAAACCTTGACTATCAACGGAAAGGGGGTGCAAATGTACCCCCTTTTTTATTTTAATAGGAGAAAAGTTGAAAATTACAAAGAATTTTTCTTTAAAGGAAATGACTTTTTCAGATACGGCAATTAGACGGAATATTGAAAACGATCCTGGAACAGAAGAACTTATTAATTTGACAAACCTATGTGTTAAAATTCTTCAACCTGTCCGAGAACATTTTGCAAAATCTGTAAGAATTAATTCTGGATATCGATGTGTAAAATTATGCGAAGCAGTAGGTAGTTCTGGGAAATCCCAACATGCAAAAGGCCAGGCCGCCGATTTTGAAATTAATGGTTTGTCTAATTTGGAATTAGCAACGTGGGTTTATAAGAATTTAGATTTCGATCAAATCATTTTAGAGTTTCACGATCCAGATGCCGATCCCAATAGTGGTTGGGTACATTGCTCATATAGAAATGATGGAACAAACAGACATACTGGATTAATTATTAACAAAAAAACTAAAGGCAAATACTTGCCATGGAAGCCTTAAAATCATTATTCTGGAAAATATATTTGCAAATATTATTTGGTTGTCATGTGTTTGTTAATAAACGGACATGGATTGACAAACACATTTTATTGTGCTATGATAATTTAGATAAATTAGGGAGTAAATACGATAAATCTTGGTATCACAAACATAATTCATGACCTTCTACACAAATGTTCAAAATTGGGCTGGTAAAATCTATTACAGAGGTATAGATTCTAACGGCAAGCACTTCAAAAAGAAACTGGATTACTATCCCACCTTATACATCAATTCACCAGAACCTACAGAATACAAGAGTCTTGAAGGGCAATATCTTGCTCCTATAGAACCTGGTACTATTAGGGAATGTAGAGACTTCATTAAAAAATATGAAGGAGTTGATAATTTTAAAATTTTTGGAAATACGAATTATCATTATACATTCATAGCAGATACTTTTCCAGATCAACTTAAATACGATTTAAGTACAATAACAATTGCAAATATTGATATAGAAACTGGTTCAGAAAATGGATTTCCTAATCCTGAAACTGCTCCTGAACCTGTTACTGCAATTACTGTTTCTTTTGAAGGAACATATTATGTTTTTGGTTGTGGTGAATATAAACAACATAGAAATGATGTTCAATATTTTGATTGTGAAAATGAATTGCATTTACTTCAAGAATTCATGTCATTTTGGTCTAAGCAAGACATAGACATTATTACAGGTTGGAATATAAAGTTTTTTGATATACCATATCTTGTAAACAGAATGACTTTATTATTTGACGAATCATTTGCATTTGCATTATCACCTTGGAATTTTGTGAGTGAAAGAACAGTCATGGGATTTGGTGGTGCAAAACAACAACAAGCATATGAAATTATGGGTGTTGGAACTCTTGATTACTTGGATCTATTTAAGAAATTTACATACACCAATCAAGAATCTTACAGATTAGATCATATTGCTCACGTTGAATTAAATGAACGAAAATTAGATTATTCTGAGTATGGTTCTTTACATACTCTTTGGAAAGAAGATTATCAAAAATTTATAGAATATAATGTAAAAGATGTGGAACTTGTAAATCGGTTAGAAGATAAAATGAAACTAATCGAAATGGCGATTGTTCTTGCTTATGATGCGAAAGTTAATTATACAGATGTTTATACACAAGTGAGAATGTGGGACACATTGATTTATAATGAATTAAGATCAAAAGGAATACAACTTCCTCCTAAGACAACTTCTTTAAAAGACAAACCATACGAAGGTGCTTATGTAAAAGAACCCATTCCTGGAATGTATGAGTGGGTTGCTAGTTTCGATTTAGATAGTTTGTATCCTCATTTGATTATGCAATACAATATATCGCCAGAAACTTTACTTACACAATATCCTCAAAAGTCTCTATCAGTTTCTAAACTTTTAGATAGAGATATAGAAACAGATTATGCTAAAGATGAAAATATTTGCATGGGTGCTAATGGATTTCATTTTTCAAATGATTTTCAAGGGTTTCTTCCTAATATGATGGAGAGAATGTATGCAGAACGAAAAAAGTTTAAAAAAGACATGCTCAAGACAAGTCAATTATTAGAAAATGAAAAGGAAGAGGGTGAGAGATTTCGATTAATAAAAGAGGTTTCACGTTTGAATAATATGCAGATGGCTAGAAAGATTCAACTCAATTCCGCTTATGGTGCCTTGGGTAATCAGTATTTTAGATTCTATGATGAGAGACAAGCAACTGCAATTACTACTGGTGGTCAGTTATCAATTCGATGGGTTGAAAATGATGTTAATCGATATTTAAATAAAATTCTTAAAACTGAAGATAAAGATTATATTGTAGCCGCTGATACTGATTCAATTTATATTTGCTTAGATAGTTTAGTTAAGTCAGTTTTTCCTGATACAAATGATAAAGAAAAAGTTATCAAATTCTTAGACAAAGTATGCGAAACAAAAATACAAGAATGTATAAATGAGTCTTTCAAATCATTACGTGATTATATGAATGCGTTTCAGCAAAAAATGAATATGTCTAGAGAAGTTCTTGCTGATAAAGCGGTTTGGACTGGTAAGAAACATTATATTATGAATGTCCATAATAGTGAAGGTGTTCAATATGCAAAACCTAAACTAAAAGTAATGGGTATAGAATCAGTTAAATCTTCAACTCCTGCAGTTTGTAGAGAGAAATTAAAAAAATCTTTTGATATTCTTATGAATGGTACTGAAGAACAAATGCAGAAATTTATTGAAGAATTTAATGAAGAATTTAAAACACTTCCTCCTGAAGATGTTGCTTTTCCAAGGTCTGTTAAGGGGATTGACAAATATAGTGATAGTGTGTTACTCTATAAGAAAGGTACACCGATACATGTAAAAGGAACTATTATACATAATAAGTTACTAAAACAACATAAACTTACAAAAGCCCATCAAATGATTCAAGAAGGCGAAAAGATTAAGTTTTCTTATCTCAAAGAACCAAATCCTGCAGGAGATACTGTAATTAGTATGTTGACAACATTGCCTAAAGAATTTGGTTTACACGAATACATAGATTACAATATGCAATTTAACAAGTCCTTTTTAGAACCATTGAAAAATGTTTTAAAATGTGTTGGATGGGAGCATGAAAAACGAAGTACACTTGAAGATTTTTTTATATAAGGAGTTATAATGGATTTTTTGAAAGAAATGATTAAGGAGACAGGAAATGAATATGCTGGATTGGTTTCAGATGGTATTGAAGCAGGTGATGTCGAATCCTTTATTGATACCG